TTGGCACTGTCTGTAACAACTATTTTAAGAGTATGCAGTGCATTATCTTCTAATGTATAGTTAATTGTTTTTTCAAGAGTTAAATCGGTTGTTATAGTTTCTTTTAATATATCATCTATAAAATATTCTATTTTAGTTAATAATGTAGGGTCTGTGTGGGCAGCTTTGAATGTTGCTTGTGTGGAATTATAAGAAGATACTGTTAAAAATGGTAATGCTTGCAGTAATGTTATCTTAGCATAACCATTTACTTTAGCAGTATTACCCCCAGTAATACTACCAACATTTTCTAACCAATATTCAGATGTAGGTATATATCCAACAGGTTTATAGCTATCTTTAGTTAATACATAGCCACTTCCACCTCCACCACTTGAAATATTTCTAGCACCTGCACCACCAAACCATCCACCTCCACCTGAATTATAAGGGTATTTACCTTGTTCTAAACCAAGAATAGAACCTCCACCACAACCAAAAACACCATCCCATTCATCACAATAACCTCTACCTCCATCATATTGTGTACCACCAGGTACAATAAGCATCGAACTGTTATCATCATTAGTACTATTTCCGCCTTTAAAACCACCACCTTTGCCAGCAGGAGTTTTACTAAATGCGCCTCCACCACCACCAGCAACAATTATCCTAGACAAAAGACCTTGTTTATTATTCCAATCTCCATTGACAAGTCTTATATCAGTTGCTCCACCTCCTCCACTATTAACACCAAGTCCTCCTCCATTAAATGTAAATTCTTCATATTTATTACTAGAACCAGTAGCACCTGTATATACATATAATGTAGTTTCTTTTTTTAATGTAAGTTCCCCATAAGAGTATCCTCCACTAGATTGAGAATCTCCACCCCAAACCTTTCCATGAGCTCCCCAACACTCTAATTTATATTTACCTGCTTTTAGAGTAATTGGTTGTGCTTCTGCCTTAAAATCAAAATTCCATTCAGTCTGCATTTTCTCACTCTCCTCTCTTAAATAGGTAACATATCATTTTGTATAGATATATTAACCTCATTGAAATTTTCTATCTTTCTAACAACTTCATCAATCGCCCCTTGCACATTCGTAGCAGTAAGATTGCTTGTTGCATTATTATAACTTGTTTTCTCTGCTGTTGTTTCTATGCTATCTACACTAGTTTTTACCTCATTTAATGCACCAACAAGACTAGTTTTATCCGTTGTTTCAAGTTGTGTTGTATCTCCTATTTTGTTGTTTAACTCTGTTTTAGCAGTTTCTATACTGTTTGTTAATTCTGTTTTAGTTGTATCAATTTTAGTATTAACAGTACCTATTTTAGTTTCTAAGTCTTGTATATCTTTGAGTGTTGCAAAGATTATTGTTGGGTCAATTTTAAGTTCTATATTATTTACATTAGATACAATAAGCACAGTTTTAACCTTCATGTCTACCACTGCACCTTGTTCTATAGAAGGTTTATAACACTCTTTGTATTTAGAAATGGCAATTAAATTATTTTCATCATCTAAATATCCTATTTCTCTTATCATAAATCCGCCTACACTTGATGGTATTAAACTCTCTAATATTATACAATTTGGTGCAGTTTCATCTGTAGTTGTATTTCCGATATTGCCTTCCCATACCACGTTTTTGAGAGCTGTCTGACTCTCAGTTGGAGTATATTCACTCCCTCCTCCATCACCAAGTTGAATTTTTACAAATCCCACTTTATTACCTGTGACACTTGCATTTGCTATCTTTGCTTTTCCTACATCTGTAATTATAGTGTAATAACTTTTATCTATAGCCAATATATCACCTCCTAAAATATTGTTACCTCTTGGTATCCAACTCCATTGCCAGTTAATACATCAATTTCTCCATAAGTTTCTATATCTGGTGGACTCCAAGGGTATATAGTTATTTCTTGACCCATTAAGGTTGTTATACCAAAATTCATATAATTATCTTTGCTTATAAGCACTCTAGTGTAATCTAAAGTCATATTACATGGCTTAATATTACTTACAAAAGAATGAACTTCCTCAAACCAATCTTGATTTCTAGCATCACTTTCAAGATGTATATTATAAGTAGCATTATTTATAGTTAACTCATAATTGCCTTCTCCAACTACATTATCTAGCCAGTTCCTTAAAAATCTCTCTGAGTAAGGTAGTTTACTTATATATTTACTAAAAATCCTAAACCTTCTATCTTCTAAACTCTCATTACTTTTAGGAGTTATAGACATTATCTTTTCCCATCTTTTTATACCACTTATAGTTAGGTCCTCTAAAAACTGGTCATTTGATAGGTCCTTTAATTTATCATGTAGTGTTTTTATTTCTTTATTTTCTACATTAAATACTTTTATATATTCTTCTTTATCTTGTAGAATCTGTGGCAAGTAATTTATTAGATTAATCTCTTTATCCAACTACCTCACCTCTCACTACTATACTGTTACTATTTATTGTTAGATTAGATTTAACCTCATTTATCATTGTATTTGCAATGTCTAATACTCCATCAATACTAAGTAATCTAGTTTCAATTTGAGATATACGGACTATTAAGTTTTCTTCATCTTCCCAACTCATGTTAAGTTCATTTAGATAGTCGTCTATTGCTTCTTCTGCAATTGATTTTATATTCTCCCAAGTGTAGCCATTTTTGTATGTTATCTCTGCTGATATATTTATAGTTGTACTTGTAACTCCTTCAACTGTGACTCGGTGTCCAATTGGTGCTAATCCTAAGCCTTGTCCTTGATGTCCAATTGGGTCAATTTCTTCTTGAACTAAATTAACTAAATCACTAGATGGAACTTTGAAGTTAGAATTAATTATTACTAACTTAACAGTACCTCCACCGTCCCACACAGGATAAACCTTAGCTCCTCCAACATCTTGTATTTTGTTAACTTCATCTTTATAGTTTTGTATATTCCCACCAAAGCTCTGTGAATTTAGGCTATCATAATATCTTTGTCTTAAACTATCTTCTGACTCTTCATCCTCTCCATTTATCAAGATTTCAGTTAGTTCAGCAGTTTCAAGACCATCTATATATTCAATAGGTATTAGTTTTCCTAACTCAAATATAGGTCCAGCAGTTTCACATTTCATTTTATATGTTTTTTCAGATATTCTCTCAATTGCAATATAATTGTATTTAAGTTCTATAGCAACAGGAGCAAGAGCATTATATATTATAGAACCTTCCCTTTTATCAAAAGTATCTGGTACACTATCTAACATTCTTTTAATTATATTTTCAAATGTCATTAACTCAAACAATTATACACTCACCACCTTCTCTGCTTTTATATTTCCATATTTACTGTAAACTGTGAACTTACAATGTACTTTTCCTTTTACATTTTGAAATTCAAAATTATCTACATTTTCAACCCTATCATCTTGAATTAGTGCTTCTTTGATTCGTCTTTCAAGTTCGGGGATTACAAAGGATATAGGTTCTCCAATAAGGTCGTTCAACTCGACTCCATAATTCCAAGAATAAATGAGGTGCTCATACCTTTCAGTGTTTAAAATTAAAAAGATGGTCTGTTTTAATGCTTCAACATCATCACAAATACCATCTATCTTAGATTTTTCTATATTTAATTTAAAGGTCTTACTTGGTTCTTGCCTTACATCAAAATTAATTATTGATACATCTTCAATGTCATAATCCAAATTATCGCTTGGTAACACCTCATCACATCCTATCTAAAATCAAATATTGCTGTCCTCCTTGCATCCTAATTAAGACTAATTTATCCCCTATTTTTTTATCTGTATATCTTTTAAAAGTCTCTGTTTGTATTAGAAAAAATTCTTCAAAAGATGCTTTTTGTTCTATCTTAACTATCAAAGGATTAACACTTTCTATAGTTCCAAATGCAATTTGCATTGGATTGCTTGTTTCTACTGCATCCATTGCAGCCTTCTTAATTATTTGCAATAATTCTTGTGACACTTTATCACCTCACTTAAAAGAATCTTCTAGCTCTTGCAAAATCATGCTTTTTCTTTTGTCTACCACTTAAACTACTTATTTTTACTACGTCACCAGTTTGTGGAGCATGAATATATTGGTCATTTCCTATATATAGTCCAACATGATGTACATTTCCTTTTCCTTTGTTGTATGCAAAGAATACTAAATCACCAGCTTTTACATCATTTATGTTACATAATAGTTTTCCTCTACTATCTTTTGATTGGTCTGCTGAAACTCTTTTGAGATTTATTCCTGCACCTCTTTTAAATGCCCACACCATAAGACCACTACAGTCAAAACTCTTTGGACCATTACCACCCCATTTGTAAGGCTTGCCAAGTTGATTTTTTGCTTCTTGAATAACTTTACTTACTTTATTATTATTGTTTGTTGATGTATTAGAATTATTGTTTTGAACTTGATAAGTTAAATCTTTTAAATTCTTTTCTGCTTCTTCATTACTTCCAACTCCTGTGCCTGCACTATTAGAATTATAAGTACTTCCTGTTATTTGTTTATAAAATTTGCCCACTCCTGGTACCCAATCTTTATTAAGAGGGCTATCATAAAGAGGTGCATATTTGTCTCTAATACGCTCTAATGTTTTTCTTCCTGTATGGATATAATTTCTTGATAAATTGCTAATACCTTTTTTTATCCCTTCATCTACAGAACTAAAAGACATCCCTTTCATACCAAAGAAATTATTTTTATTTTTGCAAAGTGAAGAACTTCCATTACCAGTTTCATGTATAGAAATAGCAGCCATTAAAGCTGCATTGACTTTGTAAGCATTAGAATATTTAACAAATATATTTCCTGTATTTGATAACTTATTTTTAAATACTTTATTTAATTTATTTATCATATCATTGTCTTCTTTACTTGTAGTACTTTGTGCAGGACCATTTTTCTTTTCATCTTTATTATTACTATTTCCACTACTGTAGCTTGAAGAAGAATAAGAAGCAAATTCATCTCCATCAACAAGAGTCAAATCCATGAAATGTGAATTATTTTCAAATGTATGTTTTACTTTCTCAACTAACATATAATTTTGCAATTCAATATCTCCCAAATCTAAAAAAACAGGTATTAAACAACCTGCTCTTACTCTAATATCACCAAGTGCATTTTTTAAACTTAATGACTTAGTTTTCTTATTATATAGTTTTAGAAGTATATCACACTTTTGTTTTATCTCTGCTTCACTCATGTTTTTGTCTACTGTTTCAAACATTTGAAGTATTCCCCAACTTCTCATGTGAGCTGAATCTTGAGCAATATACACATCCCTTTTTCCTGACTCCTCGTTGTCTCTTACAAGTTTGATTTTTGTATAAGTATCACTATCTATACTTGAATTATAGTCAAAGTCCTCTATGACATCATTATTCATAACAGTATCTAATTTCATTGATGCAACATTTTTTAGAGTTATTCTTCCAAAATCATCATATAAAACATACATTTCCTTTTTCTCTCTTAAAGTATCATCAAGTGCAGTTAGTATCATATCAAATAAAGTTTTATTCTCCTCTATCCTAGAGATTTTATACTTAGTGTCTTCTATGACATTGTATTTTAAATTAAAATCTTTAGCTAACATTTTTACAAGTTCACTTGCAGTTTTATTACTATATACGTAAGTATCTTTATTTTTAAAATATCTCAACTGGTCATAGGCAACTATCTTGATATGATTTTCTTTGTCTCTTTTCTTCTGAAATATATATCCATAGAATATACCTATTCCTTTATAATACAGCCTTACAGAATTTCCTTCGCAAAACTCTAATATATCATCCATAACTATTGTAAATTCTAACTTAGAAGGTGTTCCTCTTCTTTCTATCTCCCATGTGATACCATCAATGACAGCAGGTTCGTAGAAATCTTCCCAATGAGCTATTACTAACCTTACATCTCTATCATTTGCTAACACTAATTCATCAACCAAGTTTTAACACCTGCCCTTTATAAATAGTGTATTTACTTAAGTTTTTGCCCTTATTTGCCTTATCCATCATAGATTTATTTAGTTCGTATACTTTCTTATATAATGAACCATTACCAAGTTGTTTCTGACAAATTGACCAAAGGCTATCCCCTGCTTTTACTGTATATGTTTTAGTTTTAGTGTTTGTGGCATTGACTGAATCAACTCGTTTTGGCTCTATCTTTACATTAGGTCTATCAGTCTCATTTTTAGGAGGGGCAAGAACTAACTTTTTAGTTGAGTAATCTCTATATTGCTTTAACTTTATTGCAACTTTTGTATCTGAGCCATTTTCTGCATCTTCTGAAATAGCATACTCTTCAAGAGATACTTTTATATTAGTGTTAAATAGTACTTTATTACCTAATTCCCTCGATACAATAAATTGAAATGGCTTACAATCAGTTTTTAATAGTTCCAGTTTACTTAAAAAGAATTGAACATCCCTAAAAGCTCCACGATAGAATGGCAACTTATTATGTGTAAATTCTGCTTCAAAACTTATTTCAGATAATCCTTCTTTTTTTAGTATGTTTACTTCTCCAACATTTATTAAATCAATTGTCTTATTTTTATTTGTAACTTTGACTTCAAGCTTACCAGGTGTGATTGGTAGTTGTACTCCATCTAGGTAAAAATCATAAGCCATTTTCTCACTCTCCTTCCTAAACTATTCCTTCGGCTGAAACAACCATGGCATCATTTAATTTTTCTGTTAAGACGTTTACTATACCATCCACATCTGCATCTTTGCTTATGTTATTTGTATTGTTCATATCAATTTTAATGTTGACTCCTGTAAATCGGTTTATTGTTTCTTGCTCTGCAATATCTCTAAGATATTTTAAGTCCTCTTGACTTTTATCCATAGTCTTTGCCATTTTTGCAGTATTGCCTGCTGTGTCCTTTGCTCCTTTTGCTGCGTCACTCAAAGGTGAATTTAATCCAGCTGAACCCAATCCATCACCAAGTCCGTATTTTTTATCCCAAAGGTCATCTAGACCTAAATCTTTTTTTGCTTTTTCGGCTATCTTGCTAATGTCAAAAGTATCTTTAAATTTATCAGTTATAGATTTTTGCCACTTTTCACCTAAAGCATTTCCCTTTTGAAATGCTGCTCCAATATCTTTATATTGCATCCTTTCCAATTTTATTTTTTCTGGTGCATCTCCTACCCATTTGTTTAAGTCTGCAATTTGTTTTTTAATTGTGCTATTATCCGCTTTAACAGGTGTAAATGTTGCTTCTCCTACTTTACCAATATTTATCCCTGGTATTTTATTTATTAGGTCAATTAATTTGTTTACACCTCTTATTGCTATGTTCGCCCCGTCTATGAAAGCTTTCCCAAGTGCATTACCAGCACTATTTACAGAGTCATTTAATGATGCCATTTTTTCGATTATAAAGATTACACATTTCGCAATAGCTTGTTTCATAAGAAAAACGCACTGATTCCAACCATTAGCAATAGCTTCATTTACAGCTATACAGCCATTCAGTAGCCATATCATAACATTTTGTATTGCTGCTACTGCTGCAAATACTGCACCTACAATTGCTCCTAGTACAGTCAGACTTGTTCCTGCGAATTTATTTACTGCTGCTACTGCAACAAAAACTACTACTACAAATGCTATAATACCTGCTATTATCCAAAAAATTGGACATGCTAAAATAGCAGTATTTAGACCATATTGAGCAATTGTAGCCATTTGAGTTTCTGTTAATTCTGCATGTACTGCTAAAGCATGTATCGCAGAAGCAATTGCTAAAGCATTTTTTGATACTTTGCATAAAGTTTCCCAAAGCCATATACTTCCTAATGCAATCAAATAAGTACCTAAAATCCCTACAACCCCTGCTATAATTGGACCTATTATACTCCAATTTTGTGCAAATATATTAGCAAGGTTTAATGCTTGTGTTATTATCCAGCCTAGTGCTTGTGAAATTAAACTTATCCCAACAATCATTGTGTTTGAAAAACTTTGAAAAGCTGGGCTCCCTAATATACTTATAATTCCATTAAAAATGTTATAAGCAACATTTCCAAGTACATATAAAGAGTTTATAAAATTATCTATAAAGGTTCGAAATCCCTTACTAGACATAGACTGTTCAATTTTTTTCTGTATAACACCAAATATCATGATTGCATTATTTTTAATTGAAGTCCAAATTTGAGAAAATGTGTAAGGCATTTTTTCAAACTCTGCATTGGTCTGCTCTGCTGCTGCAAGTAATGAGTTTTTTACAATATCTGCTGTTAACATTCCCTCTGATGCCATTCCTCTTATTTTTCCTATGTCCACGTCCAAATAATCTGCAATCGATTGGATGATGTTAGGTGCTGACTCAAACACAGCATTCAGTTCCTCACCTCTTAATACACCAGAACTCAACCCTTGGGTTAGCTGTAACAATGCCGAATTCATTTCCTCAGTACTTGCACCTGCTATTACGAATTTTTTGTTTAATTGCTCTGCAAAACCTACAATTTCTTTTGTACTGCTAAACGCCTTACCTGCGTTCATGCCTATTCGTGAAACTATTTTTGCAGTATCTAAGTAAGATGCACGAGACCTTTCAGCAGATTGGAAAATCATCTTATTTAATCCTCCATCTGAGAGTTGACCATCATTTATCATACTAAGTCTCGCGTTAGTACTTGTCATCTGGTCGCTTAAATTTCCTAAACCTCCTAATGTTCTTATACCTAAATAAGTTGCTGCTAACTTCTTTGCACTTCCAACTAATCTATCTGTAGAACTTGCACCCTTATTTATATCCTCATTAAGTCTTCGCTGTTGCCCATCAGCTTCTCTTATTTGTTGTTCTAATCTATCAAACCCAGCTTCTGCACGTGCTAGTTCTTCTCTAGCTGTTCTAATACTATTAGCATCTATAGCATTGCTAGATGTTCTTTGTAATTGCTCGAATGAACTTAATACAATATTCATAGCATTAGTCATGTGCCTAAAGGCAGGTGTCATTCCGTCGAAAATTCGGATAGATGTTTGTATAGTTGCCATTTTTAACCTCCTTTCTTTTTTAACATAATATAAGCACTTACTTAAAAATAAGTAAGTGCTTATATATTATAAATTTAGCAATTCTTTTTTCTTAGCATCAAATTCTTCTTGTGTAATAGCTTCCATATTTAACAAATTCTTATATTTTAATATTTCATCAGCTGTAGAACTAGATATAGACTCTTTTTTATCTTTTATACTTTCAGAACTTGTTATTATAGACAAAGTTGATAAAATCTCTTGGGCATAATTATAAGATTCTTTATATAAACTTGAATTTGTAGAAGTTTTAGAATTAATTAAATATATATACTTTGTAGAATTCTTTATATTATTAATTGTAATTTTTATCTTTAAACTATTTACATAAGTTTTTATTTTTTTCTTTCCTAATATACTTCCAGCTATAGCTCCTGTTTCGCCAAATAAAAGACCTCCTCCAATAGCACCACCTAATCCACTTTTAACTATAGATTCATCATCTTCTAAAAGTTCAAATGAAATAATTTCCCTAAAGTCATATACTCTCTTATTCTTATTTAAATTGCTTATTTTATCAGATATAATTAATTGTTTTTTATTTTCATCTACTAATAAATAAATTCCTACTTTTTTACTTGCATTAAAAGATTCAAATTTTTTTCTATTTTCGAGTGTTAAGCTTATTGATTTTTTTATTTCCTCAGAAGATATTTTTTTAATTACATCTGTTGGTTCAACTATAGAAAATGTATCTTTATATTTTTTTAAACATTCAGAACATATTGCACCATCAGATATTTTTTGCTTCCCTTTTTCTCCACATATACAACAACTTTCACTCCCGCCAAATAATCCCATAAAACAATATCCCCCTATAATATTATTTAATAACATTATACTATATCAGTAAATTTTTTACATTAGAGATTATCTTCTTCTACCTCTCTTTTTCTCTCTTTCAGCTTCTTTCATTGCTTCCTCTTCATCCTCTATCTTAATAAGTATTGAGGCGGCTGCTAATGCTCTCTCATTAATCTCTAATCCCATATAATCACCTGGTTTCCACTTTAATTTTTGGATACAATAATGCGTGATACTAGCATCAAAATCGCCGCCCCTAATTAGTTTTTTGCTTCTTCTACTTTATCTTCAAATGTTGTATCAAATCCATTAACCTCATTAACTTTTACTGTATAGTTGACATACTCACCTGCTGTAAGCATTGTCTTTAATAACTGAGCTTCTCCCATCACTCCATAACTATTTTGGAGTTCGGCATCCTTTAAATCTGGAAATACTGTAGATGCTACACATAATTCAGCTACATAACTGTTATAATCAATTTCACTTGTGAATTGACCTGTTGGCTTCCCGTTATTGCCAATCACTTTTACTCTTTTGGTACAATTTCTTCTTAATACTTCATCTTCCTCAGAAGATAAAACTTTTAATTCCCATTCAACTGGCTTTCCTTCTTCGTCTAAAAATCTATCACTTGCTATATATTTTACATTATCAACCTTTATTGCATTTTGACTTAAAAAAGCACTTAAATTACTCATATTATCCTAATCTCCTTTTATTTTAATTTTTTATATAAAAAAACACATCTATAATTTATAAATGTGTGTTTTATTCCATTCCATTTATTATATTGAACTTTTCAACCAATTCCCAATCCTCGCATGTAAAGTCCATATCTTCATCAAGATACTCACCATCTGCATCAAATTTAACTATAATTCCACTGTCCATGTTGCAATCCTTAAGTATTATAGTTTGACGTCCAGCTGAACTCGTTGGGTCTTCATTTGTTACCTGTATATCAAAATAAATATCTTCACCAGTCTCTTTGTACCTATAAAGAAGCTCTCTAAATATAGAAGTATTGTAGTGAAATGTTGCACTTCCTGTGTATTTGCTTCCAGTACTTTTATTCCCTTTTGTAGTGCTACCTAAGATAGGAACTTCACTTTTATTTTTTTCCATCTTAGCTTCTAAGTTAATAGCTTGCATAAAATTATATCTTTTACCCTCGATAGTAACATAGCATTCTGCCTTAGATGCACTTATTGTATCTCTTGCTTTTATTTGCTGAAACATATTATCACACTCCTCTCTTAACTAACTGAAACAGTCATATAAAGCTTACTCATAGCATTTATAACCTTAACAGCATCAGATACTATGACAGTTTTCTTATCATTTCCAAGCTCTACACTAACATCATCAGTTTTAAAATCTTCTATTGCCCTTATATTCTCTAATTCTTTATGGTGTTTAACAACATCATTCCAGAAACTTATTCTTCCTGCCTTATCATTCGGAACTTTACCTAAATACTTTTCATTAAATAAAGTTGCAATATCATTAGCAATTTGGTCAAGTACTCTAACACTTTGGTTACTTGAAAAATCGTCATTTTTATCATCTGTAAATGATACAAAAGTATTTATGTCCTCTAACACATGAACTTCATCACCAACTTTATGAAATATAAATTTACCAGTTTTTAAAGCTTCTTCTAAATGTATTTGAGTGTAATTAACATCTACATCAAATTCACCATCATATCGCTTGTTAGTATTAGATTTATTTATATCGCATCCTGCTATAGCTCCAGTAGTCCAGTAAATTAAGCTAGATTCTAATAATCCAGTATCTTTAATCTTATTTTCAACAGATACTACACCTTCATAATCTGCATCATTCTTTTTATATAATACTGTTTGAAACTTTGCTCCAACTCTATCACGCATTCTCTTTGTAAATTCTACAAACAAACTTTTAATCTCTGTTGTTGTAGCCAAACATCCTAAAGCATTAAATGAGTAACTTTCTATTTTATCCAAGAAAGCTTGGTACTCTGCTCCTGTCACAGCTTCGCCATTAGTTCCACCAGTAAATACAAGTCCTGCGCTTGCTTCTAGTGTTGCATCCTTCCTCCAAGTGATATAGTCATTGTCTTCTAAATCTGTAATAACTTTTGCTATTTGAGTATCTACCTTCTTATTATCTAAAAGTGTTACAACATCAAATTTAGTGTTATCATCTATATTTGTTGTAACTGTTACTTTTAAGTCATTTCCTCTGATACCACTATATTTTGCTGTGGCTATAGTACAACTGGCTTTAACGCCTTTATTTAATTTATAAAAATATCCCAACCTTATATTTTTGAATAAATCTCTCAAGCCTTTCAGCTTCTCATGAGTATAATCATATCCAAAATACTTCACTGAATACTTCTCAAAATCATCACTGGTTACTTGAAATACGTCTTCATCTATGCCCCAATCTAACTCTAAAGGCATTGCAACAATACCTCTATCCGATAATGAACTGGTTGCCCTCTTAGCTGAGATAAAATTTATATAGCTACCTGGTAATATTTTATTCTGTGTTACAAATGTTCCTCCACCTAACGCCATCTAACTCACTCCTTTCATAAATTTATTTATTCTATCCTCTACCTCTGAGAAGGAATATAACTCATTTTCTTTTAAAATTGCATTTAATAAGTCTTTTCTATTTACATACTTCTTAGAATTAACTATTTGCTCCTTAGTAAACTTGTAGTCATCTTCTTTACTTAATGTTTTACTCAAAATTATCACCTCTCTTCAAACCACCAAATAATTCAACATCATTCATTTTTTCTGTATCATTACTTTTTATAGTGAAGTAGTTATAATCAACGAAGAAATGAAGAACATTATCTACAATTTCAAAGTTCATATTTGTACCTCTGACTAAATCTCCATCAATTTCTATATACTCTAATTCCTCCAGTAACATCTCAGCTACCTCATTTATTTCAAATGATTTATCATTACTTTTGGGAAAATAATGTACATCAAAAGAGTTCTTTTTTAATGTCCTGCCACTTGGATATGATACTTTGCTTGGATTTAAAGGAACAATAAAAAAACAAGGTTCATTAATCCCTTGCTCCACATCTTCACTATAAATTGTATAACTCTCTCCAAATGTTTTATCTAATTTAATAGATATTCCATCTATAATATTATTAAGCATCAAATACTCCTTTAAGTAATATTAATAACTTTTTCTCTATAATCTTATCAACTTGGCTTTGTAGTTCCATCTCTGAAATTGTTAAGAAATGTTGTCCTTTAACCCAACCTTTTCCATCTTTAGTTCTATGCCCGAAATTTACATAACTTGCATATTCAGTCGGATTAACAACCTCTATAATATAATTATTTCCTTGTTTATACACAGGAAGCGACCTAGCATAAGCCACTCCATTCCATCCTTGTCTTAAGAATCCTGTATCAACTGGTGTCCTTCTAATTACTTTTCCTAAGAGTCTTGCTGCTAATTCTCTTGCTGCATCTTTGCAAAACTTATCTAAATCAATCTTTGTAAGCTTCTCCATCTTTTTACAAACTCTTTTAAACTCTCTAAAATCAACACTGCCCCATCTAGCCATTATGCTTTATCCTTAAATAACTCAAGTATTATTTCTTGATGATTTGGATATATAGCTGATTCTCCACTTCTTATATATTCTTTTGTAATATTATTTTGAGTAGTTATAATAAGTTTTGAACCTGCTTTAATGTTTATGTTTGGAGATATAAAGAGTTTAATAGTCTGTACAAGTTTAGCTACTTTTCCATCTGTAGCTGATGTAATATTTTTATATGATAACTTACAAGGTTGATTTTCTAATACGACTACTTCTTTATTGTTAGCTCGTTTTGTTACAGGGTCTTTAATTGGCTGATACTCTACTATAGTGCATTTATCTCTATACAGCATTTCTATTGCTTTTCTAGTCTTATCCATCATTATTTCCACCTAAGTTTTCTGTATCTATTTAATTGTGACTTGTAATCTTTAAGTAAAGATTCCTTAAATTCACTAGCTGAACTTCTGTAGGAAACTGATGTATCACCTTCTGATATAGAAGAAATAGAGCCTAGTGCAATATCTTCGCTTCCTAGACTCTCATTTTTATACATATCTATAGCCATTCTTAAAATAGTACTATTTAATTGTTCTGGTATAGTAGGTACATTACAATAGTTTTTGACCATTTCTTCTACATCTTCTAGTATAAACTCTAGTATTGTATCTTTTGAATCATCTTCTCTACTAAATCCTAAAAGCTTTTTTAGTCTTTCAACTTCCATATTAACACCTCTAATTTATTGTACCCATAAACACTTGGTCAGCATAAGGAAAACTAGGTAAGACTGTTGCAACTGCTTTTATCCACTTAGCAACTGGGTCAGCAGTAGAATACTGCTCTACAATTATATTTCCAACTGAACTAATGTCTATTGATGGATTTTTTCTAAGTTCTAATTCCTCTGCTGTTAATCCAAAGAAAGTATCTCCCATCTTGCCGTCAGGCATAAGAATAAACTTATTTTCATCTAAAAATCTCTTTGTTGTGTATTTACCATCCTTACCTTGAACTCTATATCTTTCATCATAAGTAAAAATAGGAGGAAGAGATTGAGAAGCTAAAAATACATTTAATTCTTTTAAAGTAAGCAATTTATCACTATTTACACCAAATATAGCTTTTCTTAGTTTTTCATCTCTTAATATCGTGTTTAAAATAGTTTTAGAGGTTAATGACCTTGTTGGAGTAAATCCAGTATCAACAACTATTTTATCAGTCATATTATAAATATCTCCTAATATATCTGGTGTTCCACTAGACCAAGTTTTTGTTTCTTTATGATTTGTTGGAGTTCCATATTTTAAAGAAGCTTTAACTCCATTTTCATTTATATTAAGTTCTCCTGTTGTTAGAACTTCCATTCTCATTGCTTCTATTCTAGTATTTACACTTGATACAAGATTATCAACATCATTAAATATTTGATTTATCATTTGAGTTTCTTCTTGTGAGTTTCTTGGCTCTTCAAGTACAATTATATCTTTTTCATCTAGTTTTATTTTTCTTTTCACAAGTGCAAGTTCAGCAATACTTAAATTAGCACCTTCTCTTGATGCAATTTCTGCTTCTGTATCAAAAGCATGAACACTTGCTGATACTGGAAGATTAGATGCACCTTTTATCATCTTTATTTCAAGTCCTTCTATCTTTTGAGTTGGAAATAATAAATCTCCCATTGTTTCTTTTAATTTTCTAGTCTTTGTATAGTTTATCAGCTCTTGAACTGACAATAATTCTTCTACTCTTGCCATATTTCATCCTCCTACATAAATTTAATATTTGGTAATTTCGTCTTTATAGTGTCTATAGCTTCTTTTACATACTCACCTTGCAATCTTTCAGTTATTACATACCCTTCCACCATTGATGCAACTGGTTGTGGTCCATAAGTAACATCTACAGTTGAAAAAACTATTCCTACAGGGTCTTCTGATAATGTGTATGTATAACTACCCGAAGAACCTCCTCTAGTTATCTTTACTACTTTGCCACTCTCACCTAATAAACTACCTGCTAACACATATTTCTTTCCATTTTCATCAGCCACTACATCTGTATCTAATGCTGTTTTTGAAAAGTTAATATAGTGTTGAGAAGCTAAAAACTCGGGTGTGTTATCAAAATTTACCTCTTTAAAATACATACTTTATCCTCCTTTTTATTTTATACTCCATGCGTCAGCATATGGATTTTTAGAACCTTCCTCATTCTTTTCTTTAGCAATATTTTCAGCTCTACTTAATGTATTTTTTTTGCCATTATCAGGGTTGTAATTTATCTTAGTTTCTCCTGTTTTTATTAAAAAAGATTTTTGAGTTGACCAAGTATCAGTCTGTTCCTTTAGTCCTGTAAAAGCACCATTCTCATATTTTATTTTTTCTAAATCAAGTTCTGCTTTTGCTGCTTTAGTGCTATGAACATTAAGTTTAATAAGTTCATTTTCTAATGCCATATCAAACTCTTTTTGTTCTTTTTCCTTTAATTTCTTTTGATATTCTTCATCTTTTGCAGTTAATTTAGTCTCATAGCCTTTTTTAAGCTCTTCAATCTGCTCTTTTGTCATTCCATCCTTAAAACCTTCAATTGCTTCTTTTGATGCTTTTAATTCTTCTTTTACCTTTTCATACTCAATTTTATTAATATAATTTTCTAATTCTTTTAATGATTCAGCTTCTACTTTTTTTGCATCTTCTTCACTAAGCCCTAATGCAATTAATTCACCTTTTTTCATTTTATTTAATTCTCCTTTCATTTTTTACATAATAAAAAAGCCCTATCTAGGACTTACTAAAACCAATATTATTATTCTCACTACAATTATTTATTGATATAGCTTCTATTTGTGATAAATCTATTATTGTTGTTCCATCTTCATCTAAATATCCTTTCAAGTTCCTACAATCTGAGTCAGCTTCAATAAAATCTTTCATTAGCTTATCAGCAACATATTCGTCTGTTATTCCAGATACACAATTTCCACTCTTAAACCAAATTACATACTCTTTCAATAATACAACCCTCCTTTTGTTTTTTACCTAATAAAAAACCTTTAAACAAATTATTCATAAATAATATAGCTTATTAGTGAAGCTATAAGGTATATTGCTTTTCCTATCAAATACCCACTTATAACCCCTACTAAGTTATAAACTAATCTAACACATGTGAAAGTATTATTATCTACCATGTTAGCTATACCTAAAACATGAGCCATAATTATGTTGATACCTATAAAAACACCTAAAGCTATACCAATAACTGTAATAATAAATGCTATAATATTTCTAACACTTATTTTGCTTGGCTTTTTAATATATTTCTTTTTAAACATATTTCCATCCCCCAAAACTTATTCAATACCTTCTCTTAGGTGTTCCACTAACTGTTTTACAATCTTATCTATATCAACTTTACAATCACATTTATTCATTTTTTCTGCTAGTTTATTAATTTTATCATCTGCTTTTTCTAAAGTTTGTATAAATAAATCTAATTCTTTTCTAGCTTTTTTAATATTTTCTTGAAAGTTTGTTGAATCTAAAGTCATCTCTGTTGATAATTTATTTTTTTCTCTATATTCAACTTTCTCATAAGTCATTTCAAATATATCTGCTTTACATGGATATATTTCTCCTTTTACACCTTGTATAATGTAATCCCCTTTATTAGCTCTCATAGTACCTTCTAGTGTCTTTAAATCACAACTTATATGACCATTAATACATTTTTCTTGCATAAAATTACAAACTCTATCATTCTCAATAAACCATTTTGGTTCTACATCATAACCTAGTTTAAAAGCTTCTACTTCAACTGCTTTCTTTTTAAACTTAGCCATCTTATTTATTCCTCCTTAAATATTTAATAATATCTTCATTGCTAACTAGCAAAGAATATAGTATGAGTATCACACCAAGAATAAAATTAAGTAGTGGAAATAAAGCTAGAAAAATAAAATTATATTTTTTTCTTTTTCTGATATTCACACTTTTAAGTAATTCAATTAATTCCTCATTACTATAAACCTTCATGTTGAATAAATAAAGCCCTGTACAAAACACAATTATTGATAAAATATATAATTTAAGCATTTCAAATCACCCTCTCAATAATTTTTTTACATAATAAAGACACCTACTAACTTAGTAAGTGTTTTTAACATACTTCTTATGCCACTCTTTATATTTCATATTAGATGGTACATAATATGTTTTCCCATTTTCATCTCTTGCTACTCTATAGCCTTCTTCATCACTAAAAAAAGGAGCTGTCGTTGTCCTACAACGACAATGAAATGGTGGAGCTGTTATTCCAACTTGATAATCTTTCATATCAAATACTTTACCATCTAATTCTCTGCATATATTTGAAGTTCTTAAATCTAATGTAGCAATAATCTCATATTTCTCTACATCTAAATCATTAAAACAATCTTTTCTACTTGCTGATGCAAAGAAAGCTGATTCAGTCATTATTAAATTCTTAGCTTGTGATTTAGATACATTAAACTTCTTAGCAAAGTCATTGACTAGATTTTTTGGATTCTCACCTCTAATAATTGATTGCGTCAATTTAGTGTGTAACTCATTAATTAAAGCAGGTCTATGTTTGCTCCAAATCCTTTCACTAAAATTTAATCCATCACTAGTCCATGGCTTAGAAATAATTTTATTTATTCTATTAGTATCAAGACTCATTAAACTCCAACCAACGTTTACTCCTTGTTGAACATTAAAAGCTGTATGATAGTACTCGCTTGTATAAATATCTCTCATTAGTTTATCAATACCATCAATTTCATTTCCATATAAAACTTCTACTTGTTGCTGTATTTGTAACTTTAAAGCTTCAAGCCTTGTAATATGAACTCTAGCACTAGCATTTTCTAATTCTTTTATCCACTTTTGATTTATAGCATTTTCTTTACCATATTTAATATATTCTTCTACATTCCACTTAAACTCTTCTAGTTCTCTTGTATTTAGTAGTTTCTTAGCTTCTAATAAAGATATTCCTTCACTTTCAGCAAATCTGTTGTACCATGCTAATATATCTTTTTCTATACTAGTCATAGCTAATTTATATTGCTTTTCTAATTCAAGATAGCATTTTATACTTTTGTTATTTTGAGCTTCTTCTAATTGTTCAAATCTTTTCCTCCAATAGTCTTTATGTTTCATTTATAACACCACTATTATTAGGAATGATACTATTGTATTCTTGTTGATTGTATTCCTTTTCTTTTTTAATTTGTTTTTCTTCTTCTTCTGCATTATCTACAAGAGGATGATTTTTTAAATTAGTCTTTTCTGATACTATCCCTACACTCTTAGAGCATATATCAGCCAGTTCTAAATCATTTTGAATCATATTCCTAGTCCAAGTTTGTAAAACTCTTTTAGGCGAATATCCTATATGCTTACATATTATTCTTACTAGTTTAGCAAATCCTAGTCTAAACTCTGTTTCCATCAAACCTGCTTTTAATTCTAATAAAGTGTATAAAAATTTGAGTGCTACACCACTTGTATTAGCGAAATTCTCTGGTTTAGGGTCAACACCTTGTCCTTGGACATATATTTGCTTTTCTGTTGTTTTAAGAAGCGAATCTCGAGCTTCTATTGGAATATTTATTGTAATTGTACTAAGCCCACTCTTATCATCTGCACCACTACTTTGTAAATCAATAGTTTTATATTCTTTAAGTCCTTTTAAAAACTCTGTTAAGTCTGCACCTCCATAGTTCGTAAGAACGAAAATAACTTCTTGTATATCTTCAATATCATTCACAAAACCGCTATAAACCTTGTCGTATACATCAATGAGGTGTTTAACATTATCTAAATCTCTTACCTCTAAATCATTGTTTAGAAATTCGATAAATGGAACTTCTCCAAAATTGTGTTTATATACATTAGTTTGAGTTTCAAGTTTATTATCTAAATTTTTCTCTATAAATTTATTAAGTATCTCCAATCCATTGATATTACTATTTCCATCTTTATTTTGATAAGTATAACAACATTCATCTGTCCAATACTCATAGATTACATATTCTTTTCCTTCATCATCAGTCTTTTTATATTCTCTAAGTACTGCAAGAAGCTTTCTGTTTAAATCTGATGAATATACTGCTCTTATTTGGCGAGGGTCTATATTAGCATATTGGAAGTCATTGTTATCATCCTCCCAAACATGTAACCATGCTTTAGAGCATATACTAGCATTTTTCCCAAGTGTTTTGGCTTCTTTTGGGTATCTATCACCTAAAATATCAGTTATCTTTGAATTTATACCATCATCTCCAACATCAAAAGTAGGCGGATAAGTAAACAGATATGATACTTTTTGGTTAACTAAAAAACCAAACCAATTAAATGGTATTCTATTGTCTGCATTTCTTAGTGGATTATTGGCTGTATTTACTTTGCCAACATTATTAGGGCTTCTATCTCTTATAATGTCATTTTGATTTTTATAGTATTTTTCAGCTTCATCAGCCTTTTTAACAAAGTTATTATGTTTACTATTAGTTTGTTCAATTAACTTTTTTATTACATCTAGTTCCAATTTCTCACCTTCTTCCATTTGGAGTAAGTATTCTAACCCCATTATTTTTAAGTTTATTATCTATAGAATATCTAAGAGCAGCCATTGCATCATCCATAAACTCAACTGGTTCATCAAGATATAATCCAGTTCTTTCGTCTTGTTTCCATTTCCATTGTTGTATTTCTTTTATTGTATTTATACAACTAGGATGTACATGTATTCTTAACTGTTTTAAATAATCTATTTGAGCTTTAATACTTCCTGGTCCTTTTTTAACTCCTTTAGCTTTATATCCTGCACTTTTCCACATCTTAATTCTATCGGGTTCAGCGCTATCACAGTACATAAATAGACTCTTTTCTAAACCTTTACTATTTGCAATCGTTATTATTTCTGAGGTATCCATTTCATGTACATATATTTCATTACATATATATAACTCTCCATCCTTAAAGCCAATTCTAAGTATTGCATTTGCATGATTAAAACCAAAGTCTTGTGATAACCTCATATTATCAAAGTATTCAAATTCTGTAGGAAATTCATGTATAACATAGTTTTTAAGTATTGCTCCACCAGTTTCTCCCCATTCTCCAAGTCCATAGACTTTATACCCTTCTGGGTCTTGTTCCTCTCTCATTTTCATTCTTCTATAATACGCTTCATCAATAAATCTATTTTGTAGATAAGTACTATGATGAGTAAATATATCATCATTTTTATAGTCAAAATACTTTCTTTTTATCCAATGAGTAGCTGATACTGGGTTAAATGTAAATGTCATTTGATAGTATAAGTTAGGATTAGTTAAAATACCTCTTAAACGGTCATCTAGTATGTCTATGTCACTTTCCATAAGTTCTGTAGCTTCTTCACACCAAACCCATGTTAATTTTCCTTTCGAGAAGTTAATTGATTTTAATTTTTCTCTTTGTTTTGCATCATTAACTCCTCTGAAAATTATAGAGTTACCAGTAACTTTACTCTTAATTTCTAAAGGATTTAAAGTAGTTTTCCAATACTTATCAGCTTGTTTACCATAAATACGATTTATAGCTCCTGTAAGCTCTGCATACGTTGAATACTTATGTGTAGCTTCTGACTTTCTAACTACTAATAGATTAGCTCCTTGATACTTCTTATCTCCTAACTTTAGTATATAGTCTTGTGCTACATTAACAGATTTTCCACTCCCTGCTGAACCTTTCATTGCTCTGTATCTTTTTTTAGTAAAATTGGCTTCCTTGAAATCTGGATTAAAATCTATTCTAACTATCATTTCTATCACCATAATCTACACTTATTTTCAACTCATCATCTCCAATATCATCTTTACTTAGGTTATCAACTTCACATTTCAACTTCTCAACTCTTGTTTTCTGCTCCTCTGTAGCCAAATTCCAATCCTTATGAATCATTTCATCATACTGTTTAATTAAACTCCTTAACTCACTCATAGCCCTACTCTGTGCATTAAGAAAAGATGCTTGCCTATCCCATGCAAATTGAAATTCATACTCTATCTTCTCACCATTTTCTGTGCTTTCATGTTTCTTTAACTCCTTAATCATTTCTTCCTTGTCTTTAACATACATTATCTTTTGTGCTCTTATTATTGCTGCATATTGAATTGTTATCTGTTCCCAAAGAATATCAAATTTATCTTTTATAGATATTTCTTGTATTAATTCCCTAGTTTCTTCAGGTAGATATTTTGAGAAGAAACCAAACTTTTCAGCATTTTTATTTCCAGGAGGACCAGTGGCATTTTTATTACCTATGGGTGCACCTCTTTTATTTTTAGGTGCACCCTTCTTTTTCTCACTAGCCCAATTGTATCTTTTTATCCATGACTTTAAAGTGTTTAAACTAATGTCATACTTTGCTGATATTTCCTTTTGTTTCATACCTTTTATGTAATCTTGTTTTACCTTTTCTTTGACATCTTGCACATCACCACCTCGTTTGTTTGTCGTTTTGGGAATTAAAAAAGACCCTCCATCAAGACAGTCCCTTAAATCATTTCTATTAATTCCTTAATCTTTTTATATACCTCTTTATAATTCATATCTTTATCTATTAACTTAGGTAATTTCATAGATATAATTCTTTCAAGTGCTTGTATATCAAATAGTTCGCTTTGATTTAACTCATCTCTTTTCACACCTTTTGGAATACCTAATTTTTTTCTTACAAGTTCAGTAAAATGTTTATAATACATCTGAGGTTTATTGCTACCTTGACTAGTAGCATAATATACAAACTCTTGTATTTCATCTGTAAAATCTTTTCTTACTTTTTTGCCTTCTGTCCTTATATCCAGCCATTCCTGGTCTTTTTCTGTAGCAATATAATAACCATGTATTCTAATTTGTTTAAGTGTTTTTGTAACCCATTTTGTAAATAACTTTGCTTCTGGTTTATTACTTCTAAATGACATATTGTACACAGCTTCTTCTGTAACAAAAGTAGTACCGAAGTTAGGCAATTTATCTTTAAAGTTTCTAGTGTAGGAATCTCCGACAGTAGACTCATTAAATTTCTTTTTATATTCTCTATCTATATTTCTTAATGTATCACGAATATTTACTATGCCTAGTTCCTCTCCTACGTCATTTGCATTAAACCAAACTTCTTCTCCATTTTTGGACCACATTACTTTTACATTTTTCTCTTGTAAAATTTTCAACATACTACTACCTCCTGTTTTTATTTTCGACCCCTCAATTTGAGCCATCGAAAATATTAAATATTCGACTTTAGACATGCATGACATGCATATCTGAATAGTGCATGCCGTGCATTTTTAATAAATTTTTGTATTAAAAAAGACCTAGAAGTTAATCTAAGCCTTTTTAATGGGGGATACATATTATTAAAGGGAGCAAGTTCCAGGAATCGAACCTAGATTAAACCAGTACTTGCATGGTGAGTGAGGTTACCAAGCCCCACTCGTTTTTTAGACCTCTGAATTAAGATACAAAATATAAAATTTTGCCCTCAATTTCTCTACTTTTAGTGTATACGTTGATTAATATTTGAACATAGTTAGAATTGAACTAACAGCGTCCTCACGCCCTACCTAGTCTGTTCATAGTAATAAAAAAAAGACCATACATTGGTCTTAATTAAATTCATATTTTTCCTTGTACTCTTTAATAGCATCATTCCATGCCTCTTGCTCTGTTATTCCTTTTTCTATAGCAATCTTTTTGGCTATCTCTCTTATTTTAGTTGCACCTTCTAATATTCCCATTTCATATTTCCCCCTATTCTATATAATTTAAGCGAGGTCATAAGTCCTCGCTCTATTTAAAATATGATTTAAACATCTTTTTTAAGTTGTAAATCAGGAAATGGTATAACTTTAGCAGAAGTTAGAGTATTTTTAGGTAAACTTAATAGATATTCTACTTCTTCTGGCTCTAGACTAAAGTTATAGGAAAATGAAAGTTCATCCATAAACTCTTTTGGAGTAAATACCTTCTCATTTAATAACATCAAAACTGCTGTTTTTAACAATGCTGGTAGAGAAGTTAATAATTCATCATCTAATGGCTCTGATTTTCTTAGTCCTCTACGCTGCAAAGTACGAATCATAGACTGATATTCATCCATGCTGATAATTCCTAAAGAATATGAACGGCGTATCATTGCTTGTATAGAAACTTTCCATTTACGTTTCAATTCTGTATAGTTTGGAATACGTAAAGGAGTTCTCTTAGCATCAATTTTAAAAGTCTCTTCTGGTAATAAGAATGCAGATGCAAATCTATTAGCTTCTGATTCTCTGTCTTTAAATTCTTGTTTTTCTAAAGCTTCTACATCCTCGCTCCACTCATGCAAGCATATATGCCCTAATTCATGAGCTATATCAAAATGAATTCTAGAGGCAGAAGTCTTATTACTAGAATATCCAATCAGATAAAATGTCTCTCCCGAAATATCTACCATCTGACTGAATGCATCTATATCATCTGTAGAAGTCGAGAAACTTGTTACAAGTATTCCGTGTTGTTCTACTTCATATATGATATTATCAATAGGTTTTAATCCTAATCCCCAAGTTTCTCTTAAAAGTAAAGCAGCTTCTTCTGGTGTTTTCCCAGAACAATCTGGTAAATTTAATGTTGGGAATTCAATATAATCTTGTAAGAAAAAATATATTTGAGCTAGAAATTCCATTCTCTGAATTTGCTTTTTTCTATATTTTTTATTTGTAGTTAATAATGCCCTAAAGTAAGAAGAACCTTTTATAATATCATTTTCTTTTTCTAAAAAAAATTTAACTGGAAAATATAACTCTTTTGCAATTTGCTTAATTATATTCTTTTCGGGTTTTAATTTATTATTTTCATACATAGAAATAACTTGTCTTTCACAGTTCATTTTTTGAGCCAATTCAAATATTGTCATTTCTCTATATATACGAGCTTTCTTTAAACGTTCGCCATTAAAATTATTCATATTTAATACTCCATTCAAAACTTTTATATGTTGGCTAGAGTACAGATAATCCCAACCCTAGCCAACTATTTAATTTTGAGAGGGAAAT